AAGATTTGACATGACTCCATATCAACCTGGTGAACCAATGTTGACAATGGGTGAAGAAGTAGAAGAAGTTGATGAGGCTGCTGGGGCAGTAATGGGTGGAATGTCAGCATTGATGAAAGGAGCAGCAGCAGCAAAAACAGCAAAGACTGTTAGCACTGCTGCAAAAATTGCCTCTGCCGCATCTGCTCTTGCACCTGTAGCAAAAGCATCTGTACCAGCTGGTGCTGCTGCTGCAGCAGGTGCAGCAGGTGGTTATGCTTTAGGTAAAAAGAAAAATCAACAAGAAGAAGTTGAAAATGTAGGTGAGGCTGCTGCTTGGACAAGAAAGGCAGGTAAGAATAAAGAGGGTGGACTTAATGAAAAAGGACGTAAGTCTTATGAAAGAGAGAACCCTGGTTCTGATCTGAAAGCACCTTCAAAAAAAGTTGGTAACAAAAGAAGAGCATCTTTCTGTGCCAGAATGAAAGGTATGAAGAAGAAACTTACTTCTGCCAAAACTGCTAATGATCCTGATAGCAGAATTAATAAGTCCCTTAGAGCTTGGAATTGCTGATTGATTTATGAGTGAAATTTATCTTGGTAATCCTAATTTAAAAAAAGCAAATACTCAAATTGAGTTTACTCAAGAGAATATTCAAGAGTATTTGAAGTGTAAGGATAACCCTGTCTACTTTGCCCAAAACTATGTAAAGATTGTGACTCTTGATCATGGTCTACAACCATTCAAGACCTATGACTTCCAAGAAAGACTCATCAACAATTTTTACCAGAATAGGTTTAACATCTGCAAAATGCCAAGACAGACTGGCAAAAGCACGACTGTTATTTCTTTTCTGCTTCACCATGTCGTCTTTAATGACAGTGTTAATATTGGCATCCTCGCTAACAAGGCTAGCACCGCTAGAGAACTTCTAAGTAGGTTACAGATTGCTTACGAGAACTTGCCTAAGTGGATGCAACAGGGTATCCTATCATGGAACAAGGGTTCATTGGAGTTAGAAAATGGCAGTAAGATATTGGCAGCTTCTACATCTGCAAGTGCTGTCAGAGGCATGTCGTTCAATATCCTCTTCTTGGACGAATTCGCGTTCGTTCCAAATCACATCGCTGATGCCTTCTTTGCATCTGTTTATCCTACTATTACTTCTGGTAAAAGCACAAAAGTCATAATTGTTTCTACCCCTCATGGTATGAACCACTTCTATAGGATGTGGCATGATGCTGAGAATGGAAGTAATGATTATATCCCTACTGATGTTCACTGGTCTGAAGTTCCAGGTAGAGATGAGAAATGGAAGAAACAAACTATCAAGAACACATCTGAACAGCAGTTCAAGATTGAGTTTGAGTGTGAGTTTCTAGGTTCTGTTGATACATTGATTGCTCCTAGCAAACTTAAAACACTTATCTATGATAATCCCATTCAAAGAAATGCTGGTTTAGATGTATATGAACCACCTAAGAAGAAACATGATTATGTAATGACTGTTGACGTGGCAAGAGGAGTTGGTAATGACTACTCTGCATTTATCATTGTTGACATTACAGAATTCCCACACAGAGTTGTAGCAAAATATAGGAACAATACTATCAAACCAATGCTGTTTCCAAATGTGATATGGGAACTAGCAAGAAAATATAATGAAGCATTTGTCTTATGTGAGGTAAATGATATTGGTGACCAAGTTGCTGCCATCTTACAATATGACTTGGAATATCAAAACCTCTTAATGTGCTCTATGAGGGGAAGAGCAGGACAGATTGTTGGTCAAGGATTTTCAGGAGCAAAGACACAACTTGGATTGAAGATGTCCAAGACAGTCAAGAAAGTTGGTTCTCTAAACTTAAAGACTTTGATTGAGGAGGACAAACTGTTCTTTAATGACTATGAGATTATATCAGAACTGACAACATTCATCTCAAAGCATAATTCATTTGAGGCAGAAGAAGGTTGTAATGATGACCTTGCTATGTGTTTGGTCATCTATGCTTGGTTAGTAGCACAAGATTACTTTAAAGAACTGACTGATCAGGATGTAAGAAAGAGATTGTATGAAGAGCAGAAGAATCAAATTGAACAAGACATGGCACCATTTGGTTTTATCAATGATGGATTTGAAGATGCCTCATTTGTAGACAGTGATGGTGATAGATGGTTCACTGATGAGTATGGTGATGCTTCCTATATGTGGGATTATAAGTAATGGATTTTGATGAGCAGTTTAATCTAGGTCATCTACTGCTTGATATAAGAAAGTGTAGAGTTTGTGGTCAAGAGAAAAATCTTGTTGATGGTTTTTATAGAACAAGAAAGGACAGAGGACCAGTGGCATCATCATACTCTTATGAGTGTAAGGAATGCTGTAAGAAGAGAGTGGTGAAGAAAAGAGTCAAGTACACTCATGATGTGTACCCAGATTGGTAGTTCACTTCTTGTTTCCCCACTGAAACACTTGAAAACAATAAATATTTTTAGTCAATCTGAGAACTTAAGGAGAGTATTAAATGGCGACTCCGCAACTATCTCCAGGTGTATTGGTCAGAGAAATTGACCTTACAGTTGGTAGACCTGATAATGTTCTTGATAATATTGGTGCCATTGCTGCACCTTTCAAAAGTGGACCAATTGAAGAAGCAGTTTCTATAACAAATCAATCACAACTGCTAGAAATCTTTGGGAGACCCCAAGATAACGACAGACATTATGAGGATTGGATGGTTGCATCTGAATTCCTCTCTTATGGAGGCACTCTCCAGGTCGTAAGAATTGATGGATCAAATCTTGCTAATGCCAATGCTGGCACAGTTGCAGGATTCTCCACAGATCTTAAAATCAAAAACTATGATGATTATGAGGAATCTCATTCATCAGGTGCTGGTGACTGGTTCTATGCTTCAAGAGAACCAGGTGAAGTCAATAATAATTTGAAAGTCTGCACCATTGATAACTTTGCAGACCAAACAATTGGTATTGCCACTGCTGATCCTGGCAATGCTGGTGCTATTGTTGGTTACGGTGTTACTGTACCACTGTCTGTTGTATCACCTGGTGCAGGTACAACAACATCATTTGTAGGACACCTCAAGGGTATCATTACTGGTGTTACAACTGATGCTTCAGTAAATGTCAAGTCAACTTTTGATGTAAAAATTGTTGGTAGAGTTTCTACTGCTGCTACTGATGCTGGTACAGAGTACCCCATTACATATGAAGTATCAAACCCTGGCAAGTCAATTGAAAAGGATGATGTTATCACCTTTGTAAACAATTCTGGTATCAATACTGGTGGTGGTGAAGCAACCTACCATACAATTGCTGCTTCCTCTGCTGTTGACTGGTATGATCAACAGACCCTTGGTCTGACAAACTCAACTGTCTTCTGGAGAAACCTTGCTCCTAGACCAGTTGATAACTTCTATTCAACAGAAAGAAATGGTACTAATGATGCCATTCACATTGCTATTGTTGATGACACTGGAGATGTAACTGGTGTACAAGGAAATATCCTTGAAACCAACTACTTCATGTCTAAGGCAAAAGATTCTGAAGAGGATGGAAACGCCCCAATCAGAAACTACTACAAGAGCTTTATTGCTAATAACTCCCAGTATATCTTTGCTGGTGCTAACCCAGGAACAACTGCTGATGTACCAAATGGTGTATCTGCTGTTGCTGGTGGTTTCTCCTCTGGATTTACTAAGGTAACTAGTGGTGCTGGTGCATGGGGTCTTAATGCTCAAGGTATTAAGTTCAACCTGCTTGGCAATGTAACTTACACACTGTCAGGTGGTGAGGATTATGGTGCATCTGGTGGCATGGCTCCTGCACTTGGTGATGTCCTGAATGGATATAACCTGTTTGAGAACAAGGATGAGGTTGCTCTGGACTTCCTGCTTATGGGTAGTTCAATGAATGATGAATTACAAACACAAGCAAAAGCAAATCTCTTGATTGCTCTTGCTGAGAAGAGAAAAGATTGTCAAGCAGTCATCTCTCCCCATAGAGCAAATGTGGTTAATGTTACCAATGCCACAACTGCTACAAATAATGTTCTGAAGTTCTATGCTCAAATTTCAAGTTCATCCTTTGCTGTTCTTGATAGTGGTTACAAGTATGTCTTTGACAGATTCAACAATGAGTTCAGATACATTCCTCTGAATGGTGACATTGCTGGTATCATGGCAAGAAACAACACTGTTTATCTGCCTTGGTTCTCACCTGCTGGTCAGGCAAGAGGAACTCTGAATAATGTTGTCAAGTTGGCATACAATCCTGACAAGGCACAAAGAGACTTACTCTATAAAGCAAGAATCAACCCAGTCATTAATCAAAATGCTGCTGGTGCCATTCTCTTTGGTGACAAGACTGCTCTTAGCTACAAGTCTGCTTTTGACAGAATCAATGTAAGAAGACTGTTCCTGACAGTTGAACAAGCACTTGAAGCTGCTGCAAATGATCAACTCTTTGAACTGAATGATGCTGAAACCAGAGCAAACTTTGTTAATATTGTTGAACCATATCTGACTGATATTCAGTCACAAAGAGGTATTGAAGACTTTAGAGTCATTTGTGATGAAACGAACAACACTCCTGACATTGTTGACAACAATGAGTTCAGAGCTGATATCTTCATCCAACCAGCAAGATCAATCAACTTTGTAACTCTTACCTTTGTTGCTACAAGAGGTGGAATTAGCTTCTCTGAAGTTACTGGTTCCTGATTTATCATTAGCAATAACACAAAGAGGTAACAAAAATGGCAAACATCGCAACAAAAAATCTTCATAATTTCAAAAATACTTTGAGGGGTGGGGGCGCTCGCCCCAATCTATTTGAGTGTTCTATTCCTTCATTCCCAGCTGGAATTTCACAAGGAGCACAACTTTGGAATGCTACTGCTCAAAGGGATTTCAGATTCCTCTGCAAAGCTGCTCAACTTCCTGCTTCAACTGTTGCTGAAGTTCCAGTTCCTTTCAGAGGTAGAATCCTCAAGGTTGCTGGTGACAGAACCTTTGAACCTTGGACTGTAACCATCATCAATGATGAGGCTTTCAATCTGAGAAGTGCATTTGAGGGTTGGATGAACTCAATTAATGACCTGTCACATGCTACAGGCGTTACTAATCCTGCTTCTTACATGACCAATGCCTTTGTTGTACAACTGGGCAGAGGAAAAGCAAGAGAAGCAAAAACTCACCCTAAGAACAATAAGCAACAGCAAGTGCTGAGATCTTATAAGTTCACTGGAATCTTCCCAACTGAGGTTGGTGCAATTGATCTGAGCTATGATTCAACTGATACCATTGAAGAATTCACTGTAACCTTCCAGGTTCAGGACTTCAGAATTGGTCTTGCTGAGGATGGCAGAAATGATGGAGGAGTAACTCCAACACTTAAGTGATATTTTAAGTTGATAAATACTAGGAGCAAAGTCGCTCCTAGTATATAATAATGGCAAGGCTATTTGGTTTCTCAATTGAAGATAGCGAAAAGCAACCACCAGGGCTAGTATCTCCTGTACCCCCCAATAACCAGGATGGGTCAGAGAACTATATTAGCTCTGGTTTTTTTGGCTCTTATGTAGATATTGAAGGAATCTATAAGAATGAGAATGATCTTATCAGAAGATATAGATCTATGTCATTGTATCCTGAGTGTGATAGTGCTATTGAAGATATTGTAAATGAAGCAATTGTTTCTGATACTAATGATTCTCCAGTGGAGATTGAACTTTCAAACTTGAATGCCAGTGAGGGCATCAAGAAAAAAATTAGAGAAGAGTTTAGATATATTCTTGACCTCCTTGATTTTGATACCAAGGCACATGAAATTTTCAGAAATTGGTATATTGATGGAAGACTTTATTATAACAAGGTAATTGATCAAAAGAATCCAGAAGCTGGTATTCAAGAACTGAGATATATTGATGCATCTAAGATGCGCTATGTTCGTCAGATTGTTAAAAAGAAAGGTGATGGAACTTTCCTTAGACAGGAAAATGCTGCTGATCAATTTCAATTCCCACCCATTGAAGAGTACTTCATCTATACAGATGGAGCAAAGAAAACTGGATATGGAACACAGTCACAAGCAGGTGGTGTAAAACTTACCAGAGATTCTATTTGTTACTGCACTTCAGGACTGGTAGATAGAAACAAGGGAGCAACACTCTCTTGGATGCACAAAGCAATCAAACCACTCAATCAATTAATGATGATTGAGGATTCACTGGTTATCTACAGACTTTCAAGAGCACCTGAAAGAAGAATCTTCTACATTGATGTAGGTAATTTGCCTAAGGTAAAGGCAGAACAATACCTGCGTGATGTGATGATGCGTTATAGAAACAAGTTGGTATATGATTCCAACACTGGTGAAATCAGGGATGATAAGAAGCATATGTCCATGATGGAAGACTTCTGGTTACCTAGAAGAGAAGGTGGTAGAGGTACTGAAATTACTACACTTCCTGGTGGTCAGAACCTTGGAGAAATTACTGATATCAATTACTTCCAACAGAAGTTGTACAGATCTTTGAATGTTCCTGAAACAAGAATTCAGGGAGAGGGTGGTTTCTCACTGGGCAGATCATCTGAAATCCTGAGAGATGAAATCAAGTTCTCCAAGTTTGTTGGAAGAATGAGAAAGAGATTCTCTCACATGTTCCAAGATCTTTTGAGGACACAACTTCTCTTGAAGAATGTCTGCACCCCAGAAGATTGGGAGAAAATGTCTGATCATATTCAGTATGACTTCCTCTATGATAATCACTTTGCTGAACTCAAAGAGGCAGAACTTACTACTGAAAGACTCAATCTTGCAGCACTTGCAGAACCTTATGTTGGTAAGTATTACTCCAATGATTATGTAAGACGTAAGATTCTTAGACAAACAGACATTGAGATTGAAGAGCAAGATGCTCTGATTGAAAAAGAAATCAAGGATGGTGTCATTCCTGATCCAAGTGCAATGCCTGTTGATCCAGTAACTGGTCAACCAATGGCACCTGCACCTGGTGATACAACAGGTGGTTTAATGGGTGCTACTCCCCAAGCACCTGAGATTGATGAAACTAAGTTTGAAACACCCAAGGGTGGGGAAATATAAATAAATTTATTGTAACCTATACAACATGGAAGAATTAATGGATCTTTTGGTGAAAGATGAATCACCTACACAAATCAGTGATGCTATCAAAGATATGCTTTATGCCAGAACTGCAGAAAAAGTTCAAACTGCAACTCCTGGAATTATGAATAGTGTATTTGATGGTGAAGATGTACAACCAGAAGCAACTGCTGAGGTTGAAGTAGAGTCACCAGAAGAAGAACAGGTCTAAATACTAATTAACAGGTACATTGTAATTTAAGGAAAATGAGCGCAATTAAAGCAGTAGGCACTGGGCAAGTTATATCCACTACAAATGGATCTGCAACTGCATCATCCGCATTTAATCAACAAACTGATACTCTCAGAGTTGTTGCAGAGGGTGCTGGTTGTCATGTTGCTGTTGGTGCTAACCCAACTGCTACCACTAGTGACATCTATGTTGGAATATCTGGTGGTGATGAAAAAATCAGTCTTGGTGCAGTTGCTGCTCAAAGAGTTGTAGGTGTAACCAAAGGTAGCACAACAACTATTGATTTTCCTGAAGGCACAGGTTGTCCTTTTGCTGTAGGTGATGCTGTTTCACTTACTGTAACTGGTCAATCATACTGGGACTTTTCCCATAAAACAATTGCTAGTATCAACAATACTGCTGGTGTTGGTGGTTTCTTTGGCACAAGAGTGGTTGTCAGTCACAACTCAACTGGTGTTGCAACAGCATTTGCTGCTCCTTATGCTGAGTTGAGAAGATCATTGAAAGTATCTGTTATCACAAATGCCAGCACTGGCAAAGCATTCATCCAACAAGTTCAAGTCTCCTGAGGTCACAAATGAAACTAATCAGAGAAGAAATAGAAACTGTTGACTTCATTGTAGAATCTGTTGGTGGCAAGAAGTCAATGTTTATTGAGGGCATCTTCCTCCAGGGAGACCTTCAAAACAGAAATGGTAGAATGTATCCTATGAGCGTCCTGAGAAAGGAAGTTCAAAGATACAATGAAAACCATGTAAAGTCAGGCAGAGCATTAGGTGAACTGGGTCACCCAGAAGGTCCTACTGTAAATCTTGACAGAGTATCCCACAAGATTGTATCACTCAAAGAGAGTGGTTCAAACTTCATTGGTAAGGCTAAACTCCTGAGCACACCAATGGGTAAGATTGCACAATCTCTCATTGATGAGGGTGTGAAACTGGGTGTTTCATCCAGAGGTATTGGTTCACTCAAACCAACCAGAGAAGGAGTAAACATTGTAGGTGATGACTTCATGTTGGCAACTGCTGCTGACATTGTTGCTGATCCTTCTGCTCCTGATGCTTTTGTTGAAGGCATCATGGAAGGTAAAGAATG